CCGGTAACTGTCAATTCGGGCATAACCGTCACCGTTAGTTCGGGAAGCGTATGGGTAATCGCATGAACGGTCATATTTACTTGGTGACAAATAACTTAAACGGTAAGCGATATGTCGGTCAGACAATTGATACTCGTAAAGTGGGTCACGGCGTGCTTATAAGACAGGCGTATGAGAAGTACGGCAAAGAAAACTTTTGTTATGAAAAAATATGTGGTGACATTTCAGACAGAAAAACCTTAAACTTTATGGAGCGGTTTTGGATTAAGGTAATCGACTCAAGAAGCCCTGTTGGGTATAACATTGAAGAAGGCGGCTCTGATAAGGGCGAAGTGGCAGAATCAACACGCCAAAAATTAAAAGCTATCAACACAGGCAAGACTCTGTCTGAGGAAACCAAAAAGAAAATAAGTAATTCTTTAAAAGGTGACAAAAACCCCTTTTACGGCAAGACGCATACTCCAGAAGCAATGCAAAAAATTATTGCTGCGAACGTCGGCAAAACTTTTAAACACTCTGAGGAAACAAAAGAAAAGTGCAAGCAATCAAAACTGGGTGATAAAAACCCGATGTATGGGAAAATAATTACTGAGGAACACCGCCAAAAGCTAAAAGAAAATGCGCCTCGTAATAGACCTTGGTTAGGTAAAAAGTTTTCAACAGAGCATTTAGCCAAATTATCTATTGAAAGAACTTGTCCGCACTGTAATAAAATTGGTAAAGGTAGTGCGATGAATAGGTATCACATGGATAATTGTAAAAAAACAGGGGCGAAATAATGTCGCAGCTCGGGTTCACGCCAATAATTCCTTATCACAGCACGACTTCAACGAATGTGCCAAGCACTGGCAACATGGCTGTCGGTGAAATTGCTATTAACACAGCAGATCGAATCATTTACACCAAAGACGGCACAGGCGCAGTTGTATCAATTGGTAATGGTGCGACTGGCGGCGGTGGTGATACGATTTTTGTGCAGAATGGTCAGACTGTTACGACAAATTACACAATCCCTGTTGGCATTAATGCGATGAGCACCGGACCAATCTCAATCAACTCTGGTGTGACGGTGACTATTTCTTCAAACTCTGTTTGGGCGATCATCTGACATGGGCTTAAAACTCAAAACACCTTCTCTCGGTACGGTTGAAATCAACCCGGTTGACACGGCATCAAACTTGTCTGTGGATATACAAAACGCAAGCGGTGTCTTGTCGTATGCGGACTCATCAACTGGAGGGTTGTATCTTCCTGTTGGTACGACTGCACAGCGCCCTGCTTCACCTGTCACGGGTCAAATTCGGTTCAATTCAACAACTAACGCCGTGGAAGTTTATAACGGAACTTCTTGGGGCTAATATGGCTGGTTCAATCAAACTAAACGCACCCGCTGGCGGCTCAGTTACTCTGAACGCTGTCGATACTGCATCAAATTTCACGATGTCCGTGCCTGCTGCTGCGGGTATTCTGATTAACGCTGACTCTGCTACGGGTGCTGCTCAGTTACCAGTAGGAACGACAGCGCAACGTCCTGCAAGCCCTGTGACGGGTCAATTGCGTTTTAACAGCACCACGAGTGAGACTGAGGTTTATAACGGTACTGCGTGGGTAGCGACGTCAGCGGTTTCTTCAGGCTATTTAATTGATTCCCTTACTGTTGCTGGCGGCGGCGGTGGTGGAGGCTCAGCAGAAGACGGAGCAGGCAACGGCGGCGGTGGTGCGGGTGGTTACATCCCATTAAGTTTTACCGTTACTACAGGCTCTACATTTGCTGTTGTCGTGGGCGCAGGCGGTGCGGCAGGAGCAGCATCAAATTACAGTAATGGCACTGTCGGATCAAACAGTTCTTTGACTAACAACACGATTCCTTCTGTAGCCTATGTATCAATAGGCGGTGGTCGAGGTGGCGCAGGCGATGCGGTTGCTGGTGGTACAGGTGGATCAGGTGGCGGGTCAGGCTATAGAAACGCATCCGGTGGTGCTGCGACTACTGGACAAGGAAACGCAGGCGGCGGCGTTACTTCTGGCGGTGGCGGAACAGGTGGTGCTGGAGGCGGAGCAGGTGCAGCCGCAGCATCAGGAACAGCTTCAGTAGCCGCAGCAGGCGGTGTTGGATTGCAGTGGTTTAATGGCACATTTTACGCAGGCGGCGGCGGCGGTGGATCAAGCGCTGCAAGTACAAGTGGTGCAGGCGGAAACGGTGGCGGCGGTGCTGGCGGCGATGGTGCAACTGGCGTTGCAGGTACAGCCAACACTGGCGGCGGTGGCGGCGGAGGCGGCACAGCAGGAGGCGGTGCTGGCGGTTCTGGCGTTGTTGTCATACGTTACACAGGCGCACAACGTGGAACGGGCGGAACAATTACATCTGTCGGTGGTTACACATATCACACCTTCACCACATCAGGCACATTTACAGCATAAGGAATAGATATGACAATGACAATTAACGGGAGTGGCACTATTACAGGTTTAGTTGCTGGTGGTTTACCAGACTCTACGATTACGCAACCTGAGTTAGCTGCGGGTGTAGCAAGCACAGGGCCAGCGTTTATTGCTTATGCAACTACAAGTCAAACACCAACACCAACTGTAAATACAAAAGTAACATTTCCTACGGAAGAATTTGATACAAATAATAATTTTGCATCATCTACATTTACACCAACTGTCTCTGGATATTATTCATTATCTACAGGGTTATATTTTTCTGGAACAGGTACAAAATTACTTCTTATATACAAAAACGGATCTGTATATGCAGAATTTGGACGCAGCAACGATACATCGTCTGCTTCATTGTCAGGAAATATAATTGCGTATGCAAATGGCTCAACTGATTATTTTGAAATTTATTGCTATGTTGATAATGGACAAGTTGGAGATGCAACTCGGCAATATAAGTGGTTTACTGGATCAATGATAAGGAGCGCATAGTGAACTTACACGACAAAATCATGGCTATTTATCCTGAACTGACATTACAAGATTTCTTAACCACAATTCGCTTGCAAAACGATAGCGATGGTCGTGGCGATTACATCAAAGAATGGAATCATCCTACGTTATCTAAACCAACTGACGAACAATTAGCATAAGGAGACCAACATGGGTCATTTTGCAAAAGTAGTAGACGGTAAAGTTACACAGGTAATCGTTGCTGAACCTGAGTTCTTTGACACGTTCGTAGACAGCAGCCCCGGTGCGTGGGTTCAAACTAGCTACAACACGCACGGCAATCAGCATCCAGAAGGCAAACCTCTCAGAGGTAATTTCGCCGGAATTGGCTACAGCTACGATGCTCAAGCTGACATCTTTATTCCCCCACAACCATTCGCATCATGGGTACTTAGCCCGTTGACAGCGTTGTGGGAAGCACCAGTAGCGATGCCAACTGACGGTAACTACGCATGGGACGAAGCTACTACAGCTTGGAAAGAAGTTGCACCTCTTGAAGTTTAATGATGCCAATGAAGCCTAAACCTTTGCCGAGCATGGACGTTTTGAATTCATTGTTTGAGTTCAAGGACGGTGTGCTTTACAACAAGCCAGATAGACCATATCCGGCAAAGGCGGGTCAGCCTGTTGGTTATCGTGGTGCAAAGGATTACCAATATGTTGAAATAGCTCGACAAAAATATTTAGCGCACCGTATTGTTTTTTATATGTATTATGGTTATTCACCAGAGCAAATAGATCATATAAATGGCAATAAATCCGACAATCGAATTGAAAATTTGCGTGCAGCAACACCTGCACAAAACGCACAAAATCGAGCAATAAAATCAACGAATGGTACTGGTTATAAAGGCGTTCGCACACACAAGCGAACAACAAGATTTCACGCAACACTACACATTAATGGCAAAAGCAGGCATCTTGGTACTTTTGATACTAAAGAACTTGCGGCGGATTTTTTAGAATTAGCTCGTGACATGGTTCACGGCGAGTATGCCAATCACGGCACTTTTAGGAGCATTTAGCTATGCCATTAATAATTTCTGGTACTGATTACATCCAAATGCCCGTAGGCACTACGGCACAACGCCCTACTACGCCTGCGGCTGGAATGACTCGCTATAACTCTACGCTTGGTTACATAGAGTTTTATAACGGCACAACGTGGGGTCAAGTTGGAACACCTTATGTGATTGGCTCTGCTCTTGTAATTGGCGGAGGCGGCGGTGGCGGCTACAACAGCGGAGGTGCAGGTGGTGCGGGGGGTTACCTTGAGACTGATGTAGCTTTAACTGTTGGAGTGTCTTACACCGTAACCATTGGAGCAGGCGGCGCAGGAGAACCAAGCTCTAACACAAC